CGTAAATGAAGGCGTTATGGAGAAACATAGAACTGCTGTTAAACAACAAACTAAAGATGGCGACCACTCCCTAGCTATTGAGTTAGACGAATAACAGTATGTTATCTACTCTAATAGAGAATTTTCTCTATGACGCAGTTGGGGGGAAGTCTAAACCACTTTCCCCCGCTATCATTAAAGAGTTTCAAGAATCTTGCGGTAAAGCATTAGAAAAACAATTTAACGAACAAATGGATTGGCGTATTCGTATGTCTGGTCTAGGAAAACCTTTATGTCAACAGCAGTTAGATAAAAAAGGTATTAAAAAAGAATTTCAATACAACACAATAATAAAGTTTTTGATGGGTGATTTGCTAGAAGCGGTTGCTATAGCAGTTATGAGAGGTGCAGGAATAAACATAGAAAAGTTACAAGAACCTGTATCATTGAAAATAGGAGACATTGAATTAAAGGGTACGTACGATGTTAAAATAGATGGAAAAGTTTGGGATATAAAATCAGCAAGTCCTGCAAGTTTTCTTAGTAAGTTTGGTGAATATGGTAGTTACAATAAGATAAAAGAAAATGATTCTTTTGGTTATATTATGCAAGGGCATATGTATAGTGAGGCTGATAACTCACCTTTTGGTGGTTGGATAGCTGTAAATAAAGTTACAGGAGAATTTGCGGTATGTGAAGCTCCAGAAGACCAACAAGAAGATAGAAAAGATATGTTAGAACAAGCTAACGAAACAATTAAAACGCTTAATTCTAAAGCTAAATTTGAGAAGTTATTTACAGAAATAGAAGAAACTTATGTACCTAAATCTGGTAAACAAAAAGGAATAAGAATACCTACAGGAAATACAACATTAGAAAGTACTTGTGGTTATTGTGAATTTAGAAAACATTGTTGGCCTAAAGCTGTATTACATGAAAAAGTTACATCTAAAGCTAAATCTAAACCTTTTGTTTGGTATAACAAATTAAAAAATACAGAGGTAAAAAATATATGAACGTACTATGGTTATCAAGCCCTTTTCGTAAAGATGATATACTAACTAATAAAGATGCAGTTTGGGTATACACCGAAAATGAGTTAAGAGAAGGTGGTGGGGAAATGCGAGAATTTATGAGAAGTGCAGAAAACTGTCATCCTCTTATAACAAGAGAAACAGTAGGTAAAGACGGGTATTACAGAGAAGATAATGTACCTAGAAAAACTAGAACAATACATAATCATTTTAATTCATTACACATAAGAATTAAACAAGGTAAGTTAGCTATTCTACCTACTATAGAAATTAACGAAGCAATAATAGAATTAGAAAAACACGCACCTATGTTAGCTAGTGTATTTGTAAATAACATTGATTTAACAAATAAATTTAGAATGAAAACGCTTATATGACACTAAGAAAAGGCTTTAGGTCTGAATTTGAACGGGGTTTTGCTCATTGGTTGATAAAAAACAATGTTAAATATGACTACGAAAAGTTTTACTTAGAATACCAACCCAAGATTAAACGCTACACTCCCGATTTTTACCTCACTAAACAAGATATATACATAGAAACAAAAGGATTTTTTGATTCAGCAGATAGAAAAAAACATTTACTTGTTAGAGAACAGAATCCAGATATTGATATTAGATTTTTATTTGTAAATGCTAATAATAAACTTAACAAATCCAGTAAAACAACTTATGGTGCATGGTGTGACAAAAATAAAATACTCTGGGCAGAAAAAAGGATACCTCAAGAATGGTTATAGATAATATAGAATTAGAAACAGAAAAAATGTCTTTACTACCTAATAAGTTTTATCTTATAATGACACCATCAGCAGATGGACAAGCATTTGATGTAACTGCATATGATACTACTGACCCGAAAAAACCTATACCATCAGCTTTTTTTGTTTTAAAAGGTCTTATGGATATTATTGATACGGATTTAGATGGTGTAGTACAGAAAGGTCAAATGTCTGTAATGGATAAAATGGTTCAGTTAGAATCTAGAGAAGGGGAAATTACTTCTGAAATGCTATCTGATAATATAGAAAAAGTTAAAATAGGAAAATTAAATTGAGTATTGTATCAGAAAATAAATCTAGTAGCATAAAGAAATTAAGAGAAAGTGATTTTTCTGTAACTAAATTTAATAAAGATTTGTCATATGGTAAAAAACATGAAAAGCTTGTAATGAAATCTATGGAAAACTTTGAATTAAAAACAGATAGAATGGCACATAAAACAGGTAATGTGTATGTAGAATTTCAATCTAGAGGTAAAGATAGCGGTATTCGTACTAGTAAATCTGATACATGGATATTTAAAATAGTCAGTAAAGGTGATAGGCATTTGTTTTCTATACATATTCCTTTATCAAGATTAAAAAAATTAGTTAGTAAAGACTATAGAATTTTACCGGGCGGTGATAATTTAACATCAAAAGGTTATCTTATACCTCTTGTAGATTTAATAGGAGTATAATAATGGAAGATAAAATACAAACAAAAGTACACGCACCATTTGGGCCAATGCTCATGGAATTTACTATACCACAACCTTATGTAGATATGTTTAATAAGTATGCAGATAACATAACTAAAAGTGTAGAGAAATCAAAACAGTTAGACCATTCTAATAATCTTGTAGGTAATGTAAAACAAGAACATAAAATTGAAGAACATTTATGGCAAGAAAAACCTAAAGGTGTAGAACAAAGCTTTTTTACTTGGGTTGCTAGTTGTTCAAATGTTTATGTTAAAACACATTTGCAACGTCAAGGTGATGAAGAAGATAATCAAAAAATGAAAAATAAAAATATTAAAAGTCTTAACTTACATAACAGTTGGATTGTTAATCAAGTAGCGGGGGATTTTAATCCTCCACATATGCATAGTGGTTTATTATCTGCGGCGGGTTGGTTAAAAGTTCCCGAATCTATTGAAAAAGGAGAAGAAAGAGAAGAGGCAGGTTGGATAGAGTGGTTATTTGCAGACCCTCATCCTTTTATTAATCCTAAATACCCCTTTAAACCGCAAGCGGGTAAAGTAATGTTTTTTCCTAGTTGGTTACAGCACCAAGTCTATCCTTTTCGTGGTAAAGGTATTAGACGAAGTATATCATTTAATGTAACACCTAAATATTAATGAGTGTAGAGTTTTGGCAATGGTGGATTTTAATTATGGTAACAATAAACACTTGCATAAATACAGTAGTATTTTTTGTAGGTAGAAAGTTTAAGAAAAATAAAAAATGAGTAACACAAAAGAATTTTTAGGAGAAGCAATAACTTTAATTGGTGGACAACGCCAAAAAGATTATGGGGATAAGACAGATAACCATCAAAATATAGCCAATCTTTGGTCAGCATATACTGGACATACTATAACTGCTGAAAATGTAGCTATTATGATGTGCTTATTAAAAATTGCTAGAACTAAATTAGGTGCTACAAGTAAAGATACATACATTGATATGGCGGCATATGGTGCTATAGCAGGTGAAATACATTTTAAGGAAAAGAAATGAAAATAGTTAGGATAAGAAAATTAGATGATATTGCTGATAATGATTGGGAAATAACTTTAGAAAATGAAGGTAAGATATACCATAACCACAAGCATTTTTTTGAGATAGTAGAAAGAGGAATAGCTAATGAGCCACCTAAAACAATGGAAAAGCCTAAAGATGTACAAACAAATGAGGCAATATTTTTTCCTACTGAGGAAGAACAATTTGAAGAAATAAGAAAAAAAGAAAAAGAACAAGTAGCTGAATTTAGAAAGGATGTAAAAGAATTAAGCTATTACCAATTTAATAAGAAATATGTTAACAAGGGAGATACCAAGAAATGATATATGGACAAAAACTCAAGTACTCTTGCTAGCTTTGAATTAAAATTAACTACTGAAGGATTGATAGTTCTAGAAAAAAAAATAGCCCCTGCAAACGAATTTACAGAGGCTATGGATAAGTGGAACCCATCTTATGAAAATACTCCTGCCATAGAATCTATGATAAAGTATTCTGATGAAGTCTTTACTGTTATGTTAAGTGATATACAGAAAATGACTTACTAGTTTACACCAAAAATTTTATAAAAAAATTAGTTGGATAATGGGTTGTTTCCTTTTAGTTTTATTTCTTCTATAAGTATATTTTGTAACTCATTTTCTTTTAGTGCAATAGCAACATTCTTTTCTACTTCAGATATCATATCTTTTATTTCTTTAATATCTTTCTTAAGACCGTTTATGTTAGGTATGTTTATACCTGCTATAGATTGTTTTACACTAGATATTTGTTCGTAAACTTCAGTTAAAT